GGTCCCCTATTGTTACGAATCAAATTTCAGGTTATACTCCAGTAACTCCGCCGCAGTCGAGCGGTTGGTCAAAGATAGTACCCTCTCAATCCCTTGATTGGGAAGACGAAGCGGCGTAAGGATAGAAAATGGTAAGCACATACACACCGAACACTGGAATTGAAAAACCCCAAGAGGGCGAACAGTCCGGTGTATGGGGCGATACCGTAAACGTCAATTCCGACATACTAGACCGCGCGCTTAATGGGGTGGGAACGGTTTCCTTATCCGGTTCATCTTCTAACTTAACGACAACGGATGGCGCATTATCCGATGGACAGTATAAACTTATCACTTTTACAGGTTCTCCATCGGGCTCCCACACAGTTACTATCGTGCCCAATAACGCTCAAAAGGTTTATTATTTTTACAACATTTCTGGTGAAAACGTTGTTCTGTCACAGGGTTCCGGGGGAAATGCAACTATTCCGACCAATAGTGCGGCGGTTATTTACGCCGATGGCAACGGTGCTTCCGCCGCGGTAACTGATATAACAGCAAAGTTCTATACTTCTATAACTGATTTATCCACCGCTCTTGGAACTTCCGTTGCGAGTAAAGTTGTTACCGCCGATGCGAGCGGAAACGTGAATCTTTCTGAGGAGCTTATAGCCAAAAGCTATAACGAGACATATCTTGCGGTGACCTCTTCTGGGAATGCTACAACAGTGGATTGTGAAACAGGCAATATGTTTATGCACACACTGACCGAAGCAACTACGTTTACCTTTAGCAATCCTCCCGCTACGGGGATAGGGTATGTAATGAGTTTGGAGATTATCCAAGACGCTTCGGGCAGCGGTTTTGCAGTGACTTGGCCCACTTCAATAGATTGGCCCGCGGCTATTGCTCCAACTATATCCCCCGCTGCCAATGCTGTAGATGTCTTTGTTTTTTCGACTCGGGATGGGGGCACGACATGGTATGGTTTTACGGCGGGGCAAGCGATTGCTTGAGGATAGGGGTCGAACATGGCGGATTATTGGTTAAGCACTTACGGCTCTTTTGGAGAGGACGTTACAAGTGGGTACGGCATAGCCCATGACTCCTTAAACTCTTTATATATTTCGGGAAGAACCTTTAACCCCGGCATTTCGGGAGCCAGAGGTGACGCCACTACTTGGAAGTATGACCGATACGGTCAGTTTCAGTCGGCGGTGACCATAAGCCGATCTTCTACAACTAGTGCCGAAGAATTTTCCTCGGTGGCCGTAGACTCAAGCGATAATGTTTACTCGGTAGGCCATTTAAAACCTGCTTCTGATCAAGAAATTTATATAAAAAAAGTTAATGCTTCGGGAGTAATACAGTGGCAAAAATTAATAAATACTTTAGGCTCTGGGGGAACAATTGGCCGCGCAGGTTCTGCGATAGACTCCTCCGGAAATATTATCATTGCGGCAACAGCGGCTTTTGGCGGGACAAATAAAAGTTATGTTGTCAAGTTAAATTCTTCTGGGGTAATACAGTGGCAAAAAATTTTCCAGCCCACTTACCCCGGTGACTCTAGCAGCAACGTCGGAACAGATTGTGTAGCAGTGGACTCTAGCGACAATATTTTTGTTGGAGGCTACTCTGCCGGGAACCCAGACCCCCTCATTGTTATGAAGCTAAACTCTAGCGGCACAAGCCAGTGGCAGAGGTGTATTAACACGGATAGGTCCGCGTACCTAAATGAAGGAAGAGCTCAGGGCATTGCGGTAGATTCTAGCGGCAATGTCCTTGTTTGCGGAGACTATATTGGCGAGGATAAGTCTGTTTTGTGGAAGTTAAACAATTCCAACGGGCTGATACAGTGGGGTAGGCAACTTTATACTTCCGGGAAAGACAGCACGTTTTACGGTGTGGTGACAGATTCGAGCGACAACGTTTATGTTTCTGGGGAATCTGAGGGAACAACTGTGGAGGGAGGTATAGAAGCGTTGCTTGCTAAGTACAATTCTGCGGGGTCTCTCCTGTGGCAAAGAAGTTTTAATACCAACCCCTCTTCTTTGACACCAAGCACCATCTTTTACGCAATAGCCCTTGATTCTAATCAAGACATGCTAATAACAGGCCACGCGAGACCCGACGATTTCAATCCATCCATCAATCGCCCAGATGATATGATAGTTGTAAAACTCCCAAACGACGGGTCTCTTACAGGCACATACGGCAGATACACATACGAAGCGTCTTCTCACACTAGCTCTACCGCCTCGGAAGAAGAGGTTGCGGCAACTGAAAGCAACTCTACCGCGGCTTTGACAGCTTCAACGGCGTCAGAGACCATTCTGCAAGAGTACCTTCGCACAACAGTGGAATAAAGGAGCCGTTCACCGATGGCAGTAATGAACAAAATGTTGATGGCGGCGGGAAGCTTGGAGGACCCTTCTTACTGGATTTCTTTAGCCGGAACCACAAGAAACAACGTTGCTCAAGGCGTAGTTAGTGACTCCAACGATAATGTTTATGCAGCAGGATACGGGGTGCCAGAGGCGTCGTCAACATTTGACGATGAGGCTATTCTCTACAAGTGGAGTAATTCTGGGACACTGCAATTCTGTCGAGGGATTTCGAACCTGTCAACGGATGACAGGTATCGTGCAATCGCGATAGATTCTAGTGACAATGTTTATGCAGTGGGCGACGCCAACTCCGATGCTATAATTGCTAAGTACAACAGTTCTGGAACGTCTCAGTTTTTTAAGTCGTTGTCATCACTTGGTTTAGAGGTTCTTTCCTCGGCATATATAGATTCTGGTAATAATCTCATAGTTGCGGGCAACACAAGCGGAGTGGCGCTTATAGCTAAGTACAACTCCAGTGGCGAAGTGCAGTGGCAACGGACGCTGACACCGGGATCAGGAAACTCATCTTTTAATGGTGTTTCTGGAGACAGCAGCGATAATTACATTGCCGTGGGTGACGACTTAACCAACGGGGGTGCGCTTATAGCTAAGTACAACTCCAGTGGTGTGTTGCAGTGGCAACGAAAACTAGGCTCTTCTGATCAAGAAGCCCTCGCCTGCGTTGTGGACTCTAGCGGCAACAGTTATATAGCTGGAGTTGCAGAACTCGCTCCGGGCAGTTCTGATGCGCTCGTGTTCAAGTACAATTCAAGTGGGGTTTTGCAGTGGCAAAAAACGTTAACCGATTCTGGACAGCTTAATCTAGCTACCGGAATTGCTTTAGACTCTGTCAATAATATTTATGTGTCGGGGAGTCGGGACAGGCCTGTTCCGGTGGGCATTCAAGCAACAATGTCTAAGTATTCCAACGCTGGAGTTCTGCTATTCCAGCGGAGCTTAGATTTCGACGCTTCATTCGATGCAGACGACCAAAGCTTCGGGATTTCGATAGATTCTAGACAGAACGTGCTTTGGTGCGGTGAAGCGCAAAACAATGCGGTTAGCAACTTTTTTAACACGTTTGTCGCTAAGTTGCCCAGAGACGGGTCTCTTACGGGCACTTACGGCCCTGCAACTTACGCCGTATCTACTATGACTTCCAGCACTTCTACTTTTACAAGCTCAACAAGTACCCTGACGGACAGTGCATCAACCCTAACCGAAGCAACGGAAACCCCGGTACAATCCGGCCAATTTAATTTTGTCACAATTCAATAGGTAAAGAATGGGAAGCTACATAAACGTTTTGACTGGAGAGCACCCTGTTTCTTTTTCACAGGTAAAAAAGTGTTTACCTAACGTTAGTTTTTCCAAAAAGCCTGTTGAGGTTGGAGAATACAGGTTGGTTCAACAGACTACACGTCCTGAGTTTAATCCAGACGTTCAGCATGTAGCGGAAGGGAAGCCTGTACTTTGCAGCGGCGGTTATGTGCAAACTTGGGTTGTTACGGACTATGCCGAAGACCTTGTTTTGAAGCGTCAGATCAATCTTGCGGCTTATGCCGAGAAAAAAGTACGGCGTGAAAGAAAACTGCGATTGGAGCAAACAGACTGGACGGCTAACTCGGATGTCCGTATGAGCGTTGAAATGGCTACCTATCGCCAAGCTCTTCGTGATATAACTTCTCAGGAGTCTTATCCTTGGGACATTTCTTGGCCCGAACTTGAAGGAGTTAACTAATGCCTTTACAAAAGTTGCAGTTTCGACCCGGTATAAACAAAGAAACCACCTCTTACACCAACGAGGGGGGCTGGTTTGACTGTGACAAAGTGCGGTTTAGAGCGGGGTTACCTGAAAAGATCGGGGGCTGGAGCCGCCTCGGGAAAAATTCGTTTTTAGGGTCGGCGCGGTCTCTCCACCCTTGGAGCAGCTTGTCTTTAGAGAACTTTTTGGGTCTTGGCACTAACTCCAAATACTACATTGAGTCTGGTCAAGCATACTACGACATAACTCCGATACGGCAAACAACTGCTGCCGGAGACGTTACCTTCTCGGCTAGTTCGGGGTCGTCTCTTTTAACAGTCACAGACACTAATCACGGGTCCGGGCCGGGAGACTTTGTAACCTACAGCGGAGCCGTAAGCCTCGGAGACACCGTCACAGCCGCGGTTCTCAACCAAGAATATGAAATTAACACGGTAGTTAATGGGTCCGAGTACACTATTAACGCTAGAGCGCCCAACCTTTTGAACACTATAACGGTAGACGGTCAGTATTCTCCAACCTTAGTGACGGCTAGTGGTTCCGACACGGGGGACGGAGGCACCTCGGTTGTTGGCGCATATCAGGTGAACATCGGGCTAGACACCACGGTCCTCGGAACAGGTTGGGGGGCGGGCTCATGGAGTCGAGGCTCTTGGGGGAGTGCCGCAACCTTAACCGTAGCTAATCTTCTTCGCTTTTGGACCCAAGATAATTTTGGTCAAGACCTTGTTTACAACGTAGAAGATGGAGGAATTTTCTACTGGTCTGGAGCGGGTGCCTCTCCTCTGGAAACGCGCGGGGTTGCGTTGTCTGATCTTGCCGGGGCGAGCGGCGCTCCAACCGTTGCGAGAAAAGTGCTTGTATCAGACGTTGATCGTCACGTCATTGCGTTTGGCGCAGACCCTATATCTGAAACATCCAGTTTAAGTACAGGGACGCAAGACCCCTTATTAATTCGTTTTTCTACTCAGGAAAATCCTGCGGACTGGACCCCTACTCCGCTTAATACCGCAGGAGACCTTCGCTTGGGCTCTGGCTCAAGAATTGTTACGGCGGTAGGGACTCGACAACAGGTGCTGGTTTTCACAGACGTTTCTATTCATGCTATGCAGTATGTCGGACCTCCGTATACCTTCGGCATCAACATGATATCTGAGAACACAACTGTTCGAAGCGGCTCTTCTGTAATTGCAGTTGACGACGCGGTGTTTTGGATGGGAAAAAACGAGTTTTATTCTTACAGCGGGGGCATTCAAAAACTACCGTGTTCAGTTCTAGACTATGTTTTCTCTGACTTTAACGACTCTCAAGCGGAGAAAGTGTTCGCGGCATCCAACACGGCATTTTCTGAAGTGTGGTGGTTTTACCCGTCAGCGTCTTCTGATAACGTTGATCGTTATGTTGTATACAACTACGTTCAAAAGATTTGGTATAACGGAACTTTGGCTCGCACAGCTTGGACTGACCGGGGGGTAACCGACTTTCCAATCGCTGCTAGTAATGACGGTTATCTTTACACTCACGAAACGGGGTTCGACGACGGAAGCACTAACCCCCCATCTTCGATCAACTCTTTTGTTGAATCTAGTCAATTTGATATTGGCGAGGGCGACCAGTTTATGTTTGTTAACCGGATTATCCCGGACCTGACTTTTAGAAACTCTCCCACCACAAACCCTACGGTTAATTTTACACTTAAAACTAGGAATTTTCCGGGCGGGGCGTATCTTCAAGAAAACTCTAAGGTCGTAGAGAAAACGGCGTCTGTACCTGTTGAGCAGTTTACTCAAGATGCCCACATTCGACTGAGAGGCAGGTCGGTTGCAATAAAAGTTGAGAACGACACGACGGGTGTTGGTTGGAGGCTTGGGTCACCGAGGCTTGACATTCGACCTGACGGGAGGAAATAATGTCTCGAATTAATGCGATTCCTTATTTTCCTAATGCTCCATCGGAGTACGACCAAAAATATTTGTCGGAGATTGTTAGGGCATTCTCGGTTTTTGTTCAGCAGAACCAAACTCCGGGGGAGGGCAGAAACACTTTCACGGTGTTTACCGATTTACAGACGGATGATTCCGGGCTTGAAAACGGCGCGGTTTTCCAACAGGACGGGTTTCTAAAGATCGCATTGATAAATTCCCCTAACGTTCGGGGAATGGTTGGAACAGGCCAAACGGGCCCAGTAACGGTGGTAATAGCATGAATAAAGAATGTATTTGTAAAAACGACGACTTATTCCAGATGGCGATCATGGCTCACAACCAGCATAGAGGTGTGTGCCCTAAATGCGGGGAGCACTTTACTGAACCCAAAAGTCAGAGTATAAGTGTTTTAGTAACGGCTCCAGAAGCGATGCAAGGGGACACCTGATGAACCAGCAAATGACATTTCCGGAAGGCGGCCTCGCTTCGTTTCTTACGTCTAACATGGACGAATTTGACGACAGCCGACTTGCTTTTGGTCGTCAAACGGGCATTAACTCCATGCGGGAAACTGCCGAGCGCATGGCCCAGATGGGCCGTGGCGGAGATGTTCATGTTGGTCACTTAGAGCACGGCGAGGGGGTTGTTCCCCGCCGAGTGCGTGAAAACAACCCTGATCTGGTAATTGCCATAGATAATGCGATTGCTAATGAGGGTGCGGACCCAAGCGCTTATGTTGTCGGAAGCGAAACAAACTCCATAAACCCGTATACGGGCCAGCGAGAGTTTTTCTTTAAGCAGGTAGTTGGCGGCGTTAAAAAACTATTTAAGGCCATTGCTCCAATTGTCATACCAATGGCTTTAAACTTTTTTGCTCCGGGTCTGGGATCAGTTGCTGCGGGCTTTATTGGAAGCGGAATAACGGGCCTTGCTCAAGGGAACAGCTTTAAAGACTCTATGAAAATGGGGCTTATGGGCGGTGTTATTGGCGGAATTTCTTCTGGTTTGCAGGGCGTATTTAACAAGGACGCTACAGGGTCACCTATGCAGAAGTTCGGTCAGGGGGTTCGGCAGGGCGCTGGGGTGGATACTTCAAAGGGCGGCATTTTTGGAGACAAACCGTGGTTTGACAAATCCAGAAGCGTTCTTGGCCGTGAATTTGACCCCGCGGTTGCAAACGCCGCAATTGATCCCGCTGCGGAGCCCGGTTTGGGTCAAAAAGCCTTGGACTTTGTTCTTCCTAAAGCCGATCCGACGTCAAAGGCTGTTAACGAGCTTACTTCCGAAATTATAACGGCGAATCCGACAATTAAGCCCGAGTTTGCTTACGCTCAAGCTAAAGAGCAGCTAACTCCGGGCTTTCTGTCTAAGTACGGCGGAACACTGGCGACAGGCGCTGCCGTAGCTGCTACGTCCGGCGCGTTTAACGAGCTTCCTATGGAGGAAGTTGAAGACCCTTATGG